CTCCTGACCTTGAGTGCTACTCAAGCAGATATTGATACTGATCTCATTACTGAAGGTTCTACAAACCTATTCACAACCGCTGCTAGGACCCGTACACACTTTACATATGGTACAGGTATTGAGCATGATGGATCTGGTGCTCTTTCTGTAACACAGGTAGACATTGATACTGACAATGTAACTGAAGGTTCTACTAATATCTTCTACACTGAGGCACGCTTTGATGCAAGTCTCGCAGGTAAGAATACTGCTAATCTGACAGAGGGTACTAACCTCTACTATACGGATGCTAGGGCAGACGCTCGTATTGCTAATGCAGATACTGATGCATTGTCCGAAGGTTCTACGAATCTTTACTTTACTGATGCTAGAGCAGATGCTCGTATTGCTGCTGCATCTACAACAGATCTTACTGAGGGAACGAACCTTTATTACACAGACGCTAGAGCAGATGCTCGTGCTGATGCTCGTATCACTGCAGCAGATACTGATGCTCTCTCAGAGGGTGCAACAAATCTCTACTACACTGATGCTCGTGCTGATGCGAGAGTTGCTCTTGCAACTGGTACAAACCTCGACCTTACGAATCAGTCAACTACTGATCTTGCTGAAGGAACTAATCAATATTATACCGAGGCAAGAGTACAAGCAAAACTGGATAATGCATTCGCTCAACTACAAGCAATGCTTACCAACCTTGCAACTACTACCACTCTTACATTAGACCTTTCTGGCGACCCTACACCTGGTGCAGTTGTTGCCACTGGATCTATCAACACTAGTGGTCTTGGTGGTTTCACTGCTGGAACTGCTATTGCTACCACCTCTGATGGTGTTGGTACTGGATTGACTGTTGATACTACAGTTGATGCTTCTGGTGCTATCACTGCAGTCGCTGCTAATGCAGGTGGTACTGATTACCTGATCGGTGAAACAATTACGCTTACCAACCCAAATCTGGGTGGTGCTTCAACATTCGACTTTGGTTCTTTGGTTGCTGGTACTAACTACACAACTGGTACAGGTCTTACGACTACTGGTGGAGATAGCACTGGTCTTACCGTTGATATTGCTGCTACTGGCGGTAGCGTTACTGGCGTTACGGTGAACGCTGCTAGTTCTGGTTATACTATCGGGAACACAATTACAATTGTAAACCCTGCAGCAACTGGACTTCTGACAGTAGATACTATCGGTGCAGCAGATGCATTGAGAACTGCAGGAACTTATGTTATTGAAGGTTCAGATTACTCTGATACTGGTTCTGGTACTGGCGCAGAATTCTCTGTGGTGGTTGATGGTTCTGGTGCTGCTACTGTTACCGTTACCACCGCTGGTAGTGGATATGCAGTAGACGATACAATCACTGTCAATGATGCAAATCTTGGTGGTGGAGGTGCTGCTAACCTCACATTTGATGTTGCAACTATTATTACCAGTGATGCAACTATTGATCTTTCCACGGTCTTCACCAATGCAACATTCGCACTTTCTGATATCACAACGATGGAAGTTGGTGCAACTGTGACAGGTGCTACCAGTGGAACTACAGGTGTTATCACTGCTCTCGCTGCTAGTGCAATCACCGTCGATACTGTTGATGGATTCTTCAAAGTTGGAGAAGTCGTCAGTGCTAATGATGTTACTACTTTGACTGTCAATTCATTCTCCTGATAACTCATGTCAGCAACTAAACCTGCTACCGCAACCGAACTAAAAAACTATGCCCTTCGTAGGTTGGGTTATCCTGCCATCGACATCAATGTATGCGATGAGCAACTGGATGACCTAATTGAAGAAGCAATTAGTCATTGGCAAGAATTTCATTATGAAGGTTCTGCCCAACGTTTTATACGCATTGAAGTAACTGATGCGATGAAAGCAGCAGCATCTAGTTCTTCTGCAATTGCAGGTACTGATTGGTCAACTGTAGATAACTATGTTGATATGCCACCCAATACATTGGGTATCAATCATGTATATACAAGCGTTGGACCATCTAGTGTTGTTCCTGGTAATATCTTCAACATCAAATATCAGATCTTCCTGAACGATATTTACAATTTCACTCATGGACAGATTCTGCATTATTACATGACATCTCAGTATCTTGAGACTTTGGACTGGGTAACTAACTCTTCGCAGAATAGAAGAGTAAGATGGACTACTCATGAGAATAGACTGCATCTAGATTTTGATTGGCAGGAAATGCAAACGGGTCAGTACATTTTAGTGGATGGTACATTTGGCGTTGATCCACAAATCTTTACTAGTGCATATAATAATGAATGGGTAAAAGGATATACCGAAGCACTCTTCCAGCAGCAATGGGGTCAGAACCTCAGCAAGTACGATGGCGTACAAATGCTGGGCGGTGTCACTTTGAACGGTCGTCAAATTTTAGAAGACGGTCGTAACAAGAAAGAAGTTCTGATTCAAGAACTCCATAGTCGTTATGAACTACCTCCAATGGATCTGATAGGCTGATGTCATACTCAAACACCCCTGCTAACAATTGCATTCAATCGGATTACGACAGTGCGTGTCGTATAAACATCAATGGATCCGAACAAGAGCAAGCATTTTTTGAAAACCTCATTGTTGAATCTATTGAAATTTATGGTCAGGCGATATATTATATCCCAAGAACCAGAGTTACAACTGATGATGTACTCAATGAGATTCAAGAATCTTCATTCGATTCGGCTTACCTATGCAGAGCATATGTCAATAATGTTGAAGGATGGGAAGGACAAGGAGAGTTACTTAGCAAATTTGGAATTCGTATAGAAGACAAAACAACTTTTGTTATCTCTCGTAAAAAGTTTACCGAAAAGGTTGACGACAATGTTACACTAGCAGTAGAAGGTCGTCCTAATGAAGGTGATCTGATCTGGTTCCCAGTTACAAAACATCTTTTTGAGATCAAGTTTGTAGAAGCAGAAAGACCTTTCTACCAACTGGGTAAAGGCTACGTTTGGGAAATGCAATGCGAACTATTCGAGTACAGTGATGAGTCTATTGATACTGGTGTTGCTGATATTGATGCTGTGGAAACCACATTTGCTAACAGCATCAAACTTGTTATGGATCCTGGTGGGAGTGGTGATTTTTCTATTGGTGAAACCCTTACTGGTAATCTTTATACCGCTGTTGCTGCTGCTACTATTACTGGCGATGCTGTAACTTCTATTGCTGCAAGTAATGGTGGACAATATTATAAGTCTGCATTACCTCCAACTGTCACTCTGACTGGTGGTGGTGGAACTGGAGCAACTGCAACTGCAACTGTTAGTGCTGCAGGTTTGGTAACTGGATTTACTATTACTGCTGGTGGTAGTGGATATACTTCTGCACCTACAGTAGTAATACAGGAATCTCCTAAAGACATACATGCTGAAGTCAAGTCTTGGGATAACAGTACAAGAGAACTTCAAATTATCAACCGCACTGGTACATTCAATGTTGCTGAGTATCTCAAAGGAGAGACCTCAGGTGCGCTTTGGAGTCCCGAGTCTTATAACACACTAAATAATACGAATAGTACATACGATCAGAACTCTCTCTTTGAGACTCTCGACGATGATATTATTGATTGGACCGAAGGTAATCCCTTTGGATATACAGGAAACGATAGCGATACCTTCTAATGTTAGGCACATATTTCTACCACAATATTATTCGCAAGACCGTTATCGCGTTTGGTACGTTGTTCAATAACATCGAACTGAGACGTGATAGCGAAGTTATGAAAGTGCCACTAGCATATGGTCCTACAGATAAATTTCTTGCCAGACTAGATCAAAATCCAGATCCTACTAACAAGCGTGTTCAGATCACACTTCCCAGAATCTCTTTTGAGATGGGTGGTATCGATTATGATGCTTCTAGAAAGGTTGCACCTACTGCTAAAGTTCAAATCCCTATCGGTGATACCACAAAAACTAAGACGGCATTCATGCCTGTACCATACAATCTTAGTTTCACCCTAAGTATCATTGCTAAAACTCAGGAAGATTCGTTACAGATTCTAGAACAAATCATTCCATTCTTCCAACCACATTTCAATTTGACGCTCAAGTTAGTTGACACTATTGAAGAAGTGCGTGATATTCCTATCACACTAAACAGTATCAATTATGAAGATCTCTATGAGGGCAACTTTGCTCAGCGTAGAGCAATTTTATACACCTTACAGTTTACCGTAAAAAGTTATCTATACGGTCCTGTTACAGAACCTTCTACAATCAAGAAATCCATTATCGATACCTACGCAGATATGGATCAGGCGAAAGCACCTCGTGTTACTCGCTACTCTGTTACACCAAAAGCAACTGTTGACTATAATGATGATGGTGCGATTACAGCAGCTGATGATGCCTTCGTGGATCCAGATGATGACTTTGGATTCAATGAGATCTATTCCGAGTTCACAGATATGAAGAAACGGAATCCAGTAACTGACACCGATGAGGACATTACATGAGCACATTCGATGGACTAGATGATGTATTTGGTACTGAACCTGCTGAATTGGAAACAATAAAAGCAGATAAACCTAAACTAAAGAAAAGTGAAACCCAGGATGTAAGACAAGACTACGAGATATCTCGCGCTCAGTTACACAATCTAGTAATGAAAGGACAGGAGGCAGTAGATGGAATACTTGATGTGGCACGATCGTCAGATCATCCTCGTGCTTATGAAGTTGCTGGCCAGCTCATCAAGAACGTAGGAGATGTAGCAGATAAGTTGATGGATCTACAGAAAAAGATAAAAGATCTTGATGCAGAAGAAAAGAAAGTTACACAAAATACTACCAATGCACTCTTCGTTGGTAGTACAGCAGAACTACAAAAACTACTAAAGCAGCAAAAGGACATAAATAATACAGATTCAAACTAACTAGACATGACAGTTATCAACGTTCTAAACACCAACGACCTCGCTGGCGGTGCAACTGAATACCAGATTGTAAGCACTGGTTACTATCGTATTATTAGTGCTGCTGCAGCAAGTACGGTATCATTCAATGATGGTCCCGCTATCACACTTATCCAGAATGAAGCATTGTTAGTGAAATCTGGAGCGAAGGTTGGTCAAGCAAGAATTGTAAAAGCAACAGATTCAGCTACTACTGTATATACTCTTGGGCAGCATCTCCAACAAACTGGAAGTCAACATCCATTTTCCACTGGAGATTTTATCGCAGTTATAGATGACTCTACTTCTCCTGCCATTGGCAGCGAGTTCCTATCTGCTGGCACGGCAGGCAAAAAGATTACGGCGTCCACTGGAACTACTATTACTACTGATGTTGATTCCTCTGCTGCTGCAGCAGACTATACATACGCTTACAGCGGGAATCAAGCAATAGTAAAAAGGGCAGTAAAGATTACTGCAGGCAGTGGAGCAATTACTGTTGAAGAAATTGAGGTGGTTGGATAATGGAATATAAAACATACGAACAGTTCGTGATCGAGTGCATTGATCTACGAGAAAGCAACAATGTCGAAGAAGGAGCAGCCTGGACAAAAAAATCAGGCAAAGCAAAATCTGGAGGACTCAATGAAAAAGGACGAAAGTCTTATGAGAAGGAAAATCCAGGATCTGACCTCAAAGCACCTAGCAAGAAGGTTGGAAATCCCAGGAGGGCATCCTTCTGCGCTCGAATGAAGGGCATGAGAAAGAGACAGAAACCTTCCAATAACACTGGAGATGATCGTCTGTCCAAGTCATTGAGAGCTTGGAACTGTTGATAAACCAACACGAATACTAAACATTTTGTAGCTATGTGATACACTATAATGTCTAGATAACTATTATACTGTCAGTAGCGAGGAACGTATAAATGACTAATGACCCTATAGGTCCAAAACCTTTATCGGATTTATCGATGAAGAGAGAGGAGTGTGGAAAGTGTGGTGCCATCTTTTTGAATGGACAGCACTATTGGAGTGGAACAGGCAAACTTGGAGATCCCCATGATCTTGCTGGATTGGTATGCAATAATTATGCCAATGAACAATGCATCAATCCTTGCAGAGGTTCTGATTCTGGAATCACTTGGGAAAAGAGACTTGAAGGTCTGAAAAAATTTGATGAAATGCTCGCTAAATACAATGAAGAAGATGAGTAATCTATCATGCAAAAAGTAATCAACTGTTTGGCAGTTCTGTCTTTCCTTGGAACTGCTTCTATCATTGGTGGTGGTGTTTACGTCTACGTCCAAAAAGATGCAATTTTGGACGGCGTAAAAGAAAAAGCAACTGAAGCTGTAATGGAAGCTGTAACTGGTGCATTGCCAGAACTTGTAGGTGGAATGATGCCTGAGATGCCTTCGATGCCTGGTGCAACTGGCGGTGCAGTTCCTGCTGGAGTACCTGGAGTACCTGCTGGCATTCCTGGATTCTGATGAATTTAGTATTACGTCCTTTAGATAATGTAAATGATCCTGTATGGTCAGTGATCTTTATGGTAGTCCTTGCTGTCGCAGGGGCATTCTATTGTATCTACTATATACTAGGAGTTGATGATAGAGAATCCCATGGGAGCAATGACACCACCAAGCAGGAAGAGCTGCTACAACTTTCGAGTAACGGAGATCAATCGTGTACTTGATGGTGATACTATTGATGTCACTATTGATCTCGGGTTTGATCTATACAAGAAAGAAAGAGTTAGAGTTGCAGGCGTTGATACTCCAGAAAAAAGAACACGAAACTTAGAGGAGAAGGCTCTTGGAATCGACGCAACCAACTGGCTCAAAGAAAAACTCGAAGGCACTTTGGCTGGTGATGATGAGCTGTCTGTTAGGACTGAACTTGTTGGTGGCACTGGGAAATATGGGCGTCTTCTGGGTTGGCTTTACATTGGGGACGGAACTGTGTCGCTCAATGAACAAATGATTGAAGAAGGATATGCTCACGCATATGATGGTGGTACTAAAGATATGAATCTCGAAGCATTGAAAGAGATTCGCAGAGCACATGGCACGTTAGTAGAATGAGTAATCAAGAAGTATACCTAGGTAATCCCAATCTAAAAAAGGCGAATACCTCTATTGAGTTTACAAACAAGCAGATTGAAGAGTTTGCTAAATGTTATAATGATCCAGTATACTTCATCAAAAATTATGTGAAGATTGTATCCTTGGATGAGGGTCTGATTCCTTTTGACATGTATCATTTCCAAGAGGAGATGGTACAAAAGTTTCATGATAATAGATTCAATATTGCAAAACTACCACGACAGTCAGGTAAGTCTACCATCGTTACCTCATACCTGTTGTGGTATGTAATTTTCAATGACAACGTAAACGTAGCAATCCTTGCAAACAAAGCAGCAACGTCTCGTGAGATGTTACAACGTTTGCAAAGATCATATGAGAACCTACCCAAGTGGTTACAACAGGGTATTGTTCAATGGAACCGTGGATCATTAGAACTAGAAAATGGTTCTAAGATTATGGCAGCATCTACTTCTAGTTCTGCTGTTCGTGGTATGTCGTTCAACGTCATCTTCCTGGATGAGTTTGCGTTCGTTCCAAATCATATTGCAGATGAGTTTTTCTCCTCTGTATATCCTACTATCTCCTCTGGTAAATCTACCAAGGTGATTATCATCTCCACGCCACATGGGATGAACATGTTCTACAAACTGTGGCACGATTCAGAAAGAAAGAAGAATGAATATGTAAGTACAGAAGTTCATTGGTCTGAAGTCCCTGGTAGGGATGCTAAATGGAAAGAACAGACTATTGCAAACACAAGTGAACAACAGTTCAAGGTTGAGTTTGAATGCGAATTCTTAGGATCTGTAGACACTCTAATCAGTCCAAGTAAATTGCGGACGATGGTTTATAATGATCCACTCGTTTATAATAAAGGTCTTTCAATTTATGAGCATGTACAGAAAGATCATAATTATGTTATCACTGTCGATGTTGCCAGGGGAGTATCGGGAGATTTCTCTGCCTTTGTTGTAATCGATACGACAACTATTCCATACAAACTGGTTGCTAAGTATAAAAACAATACTATCAAACCTTTATTGTTTCCGAACATCATTTACGATGTAGCGAAAAATTACAATCATGCATATATTCTAGTAGAAGTAAATGATATTGGTGGACAAGTTGCAGATATTATTCAGTTTGATTTAGAATATGAAAATCTTCTGATGGCATCAATGCGTGGTCGTGCAGGTCAAGTAGTTGGTCAAGGATTTTCTGGCAAGAAAACCCAGATGGGTGTAAAGATGTCTACCGCTGTGAAAAAGGTAGGATGCCACAACCTCAAAGCATTGATAGAAGAAGATAAACTAATCATCAATGACTATGATATCATTGCAGAACTAACTACATTTATTGAAAAGGGTCAATCATTCCAAGCAGAAGATGGATGTAATGATGACCTAGCAATGTCATTGGTTATCTTTGCATGGTTATCAACGTCAGATTATTTCAGAGAATTGAATGACGATGACATTCGTAAACGGATTTATGATGATCAACGGGAAGCAATTGAAGAAGATATGGCACCTTTTGGATTTCTGGATGATGGACTAGGAGATACTGTAGAGGTAGATGCTAATGGAGATGTATGGCACGCGGATGAATATGGAGAGCGAGCGTACATGTGGGAGTATCTATCCTAACAGAGAGTTAGTATTTTATAAATATTTCTAGAAACTGTAAAGATTCTTCTAGGAGTTTTAGACATGCCAGCAAATAATCAATTATCTCCTGGTGTAGTTGTTCTAGAAAGAGACCTGTCCGCCAATTTTGATATCCAACAGGGTAACGTTGGCGTGATTGCTGGTCCTTTTGAGTGGGGTCCTGTCAATCAGGTCGTCGAGAACAGCGAGGAGCAAGAAGTTGTAGATAGATTCGGTGGACCCGATGACTACAACTACGAGCATTGGTTCAGTGGAGTTCAGTTCTTGCAGTATGGTGGTCTCCTGAAGACTATTCGTACTGACAGTACCGATCTCAAAAACGCTGTATCCGATGGCACCGATACACCAGTCACCGCCGTAAAGATTCAGAACACTGATGTTTACGAGCAAACATTCGAGGAACCAGCCTCCGCAAACAACTGGGAATTCGCCGTCCGTTATCCTGGTGCCAGAGGCAACAGCGTTCGGATGTTCGTCACCGATGCAGGTGCAGACCAAATCGCAGTTCTTCCCGCACCTGGTTCAGGTAACGAGTGGAAATTTACTTCTGGTGATGCACTGACTGCAGCATCTGGCGCGTCTGGCAAAGTTTATTCTTATAGAATTCAACTTACCGTAACTACCGTTGTTGGTACTTTCGTACCTGGAACTGCAACTACGATTGACATCTCTGGTTCTTCAGAATCTATTGATGTTCTCTCGTTTGATGCCAAGAAAAAGATTCTTGAAATCGGTATTCCTTCTGCAGGTGTTACTGGTATCATTGCTGATGCACAAACTATTACTCAAGGAACCAACACTGCAGTAATTGCTGCTTCTGGTATTGAGCGTCAACTGCTTAGCGTAACCGACAAGGGTTCGATCAACTTTGCAGCAGCAGATAGCGTCGAAGATGCTGACAGCAACTCAGTGGCAATCACTAGTGTTCGTGTCGAGTATAACGAGCGTGAGTATCTGCCTGGACAAAAGTGGATCAACATTGCTCCCCGTCCATCTACTACTCGTTTTGCTACTGAGAAAGGTGGTTTCCGTGACGAACTTCACGTTCTAGTCTTTGACTATGACGGTGGTATTACTGGAACGCCTTACGCATTGCTTGAAAAGCACATCGGTCTTTCTAAGGCTTCTGATGCTAAGAGCACAGTTGGTGAGACCAACTACTACAAGGAAGTCCTGAAGCAACTCTCTGATTGGGTTCTCTGGGGTGAGCATACTGCACAAACCTTTACTGTTGGCGCTTCTGCTGCTGCTGGTAACTGGGGATTGTCTGTTGCTAACCGCAACTTCAACTTGATGCAGTCTGGACGTGGAAACAAAGTTGAACCTACTGGTCAAACGACTTACGGTTCTAAAGGTGGTTCTACTATCTGGTATGACTTCGCTGGTGGCGTTTCCTACACTGTTTCTAACAGTCAGTATCAATTCACTTCCGATGATCTGAACACCGCATACTCCCTGATTGCCGATCCTGAGTCTGAGGATGTTGACTTCCTTATCTCTGGTCCCGCAGGTGGTTCACGCGATGCAGGTCTTGCTAAGATCACTCATCTGATCAGCATCTGCGAACAGCGTAAAGATTGCATGGCATTCTTCTCGCCCCTTCGCTCTAACATCATTGGTCGCACCGATGGTGACGAGATCGCTGCTCAAATTCAAGACTACTTCGATGGTGCAGGTGCTTCATCGTATGCAGTATTTGACTCTGGTTACAAGTACATCTACGACAAGTATAACGACAAGTTCCGTTATGTTCCTTGCAACGGCGACATCGCTGGTTTGGTACTTGACACTGCTCTGACTGAAGAGCCTTGGTTCTCCCCTGCTGGTTTCAACAGAGGAAACATTCGCAACAGCATCCGTCTGGCATATTCGCCTGCTAAGGATCAACGCGATAAGTTGTACTCCTCTAGAGTCAACCCAGTTGTGACCTTCCCTGGTCAAGGAACCGTTCTTTTCGGTGACAAGACTGCACAAGGATTCAAGTCGGCATTCGACAGAATCAACGTTCGCCGTCTCTTTATTGTTATCGAAGACGTGATTGCAGATGCAGCACAGTCTGTACTGTTCGAGCAGAACGATGACATCACTCGTTCATCTTTCGTTGGTCTCTGCGAGCCCTACCTGAGAGATGTTCAAGGAAGAAGAGGTATCATTGACTATCTTGTCAAGTGTGACTCCTCCAACAACCCACAAGATGCTGTTGACCGTGGTGAGTTCTACGCTGAAATCTTCATCAAACCAACCCCAACCATCAACTACATCACCCTGACCTTCACTGCAACCCGTTCTGGCGTAGCATTTGAAGAAGCAGGCGAAGGTTGATAAAGTAAACATCGGCAAAAAACAACAGGAGTACAGAAACAATGGCTAGAAATAAAGTTGACAGAAAAACTGTTGACAGTTCTATCGACTCTTTCAAGGCTGCCGCTAAGGGTGATTTCGCAAGACCTAATCTATTTGAAGTCTTACTTCGTTTCCCTGGTGCTTTGAGAAAAAGAGATCTCGGCGGCAGTGCCGCTGGTCTCTCACAACTCGGTCGGTTTACTGTTAGAGCAGCAAACCTTCCCTCGTCCCAGATGGGCGTTGTGGAAGTTCCCTTCAGAGGTCGTGTCCTGAAAATTGCAGGAGACAGAACCTTTGAACCTTGGACTATTACGATCATGAACGATACGGGTTTCTCCCTCCGTCATGCATTCGAGAACTGGTTCAATAACATTCAAGCAGCAAGCGAGAACTTCACCAGTATTGGTGGTCTCGGAAATAGAAGAGACACCCAAGGTTACTTCGCTGACATGGAAGTTGCACAACTTTCCCGTGATGGCGCACTAAACTTCAAGTCTGGTAACAAAGGTCGTGGTGGTAGCAGTGGCAGAACTAGAAACTCTGACAAAACTACTGCTGAACTGGCACGTTACGAGTTCATCAACGTCTTCCCTAGCAATATCTCCGCAATCGATCTTGATTACGGTAGCAATGATGCTATTGAAGAGTTCACTGTTGAACTTCAAGTCCAATACTTCCAACCTAAAGAGCGTCGTGGCGCTCGTCGGGGAGGACGGGCCAGAAACTAGTATAAATAGTCTGGTTAGGACTTCTATAATATAATGTCGCAACTCTTTGGATTTTCAATTGAGAGGGCGAAGAAGGTCCCAAAAGGACCTTCTTTTGTTCAAAAGGATAATCTAGATGGCACTCTGCCCGTCTCGGGTGGAGGTCACTATGGTTATTCGGTTGACTTTGATGGACAAATTCGTAATGAATGGG